AAACCAACATTAGCAGCAGTAGCTACAAGTGGAAATTATAACGATTTAAGTAATCAACCTACAATTCCGACATTAACAAGTGACTTGACTAACGATAGTGGCTTTATCACTTCTGCCGATGTTCCAACATTGACGAGTGAATTAACTAACGATAGCGGATTTATAACTTCAGCAGATGTTCCAACTGCTACAAGTCAACTAACTAACGATAGTGGTTTTATTACATCTGCTGATGTGCCAACATTGACAAGTCAATTGACTAATGATAGTGGTTTTATAAAAATTACAGATGTTCCACCACAAGTTAATTCTGATTGGAACGCAACGAGCGGACTTTCTCAAATATTAAATAAGCCTACAATACCTGATGCCCAAATACAAAGTGATTGGAATCAAACAAATAACTTATTACTTGACTACATCAAGAACAAACCTAATATACCAAATGGTAGTGTTACATCAGTTGGTCTTACAATGCCATCTGCATTCTCAGTAACTAATAGTCCAATAACAACAAGTGGTACATTAGGAGTAAGTGCAAATGGTTTATCAAGTCAATACATTCGTGGAGATGGGCAACTTGCTAATTTTCCAACATCAAGTGGTGGTGGTTCATCTCTAAGTTACTATTTAAATGGTTCAGTTGCTCAAGGTACATTGGGAGGTGTAGCATTCAAGCAGATGAGTGGAACTCCAATTATTGGTGGAGGAACAGATTTTAGCATTAATGCAAATGGATACATTCAGTCATTTATAACTGATGCGAGTGTTCCAAATCTATTGGCAATACCTGCTGGAAATTGGAATTTCGAGATGTACTTTTCTGCATCAAGTGGCGGTGGTAGTCCATCATTCTATGTAGAATTATATAAGTTAAGTGGTGGCACATTGACATTAATTGCATCGAATTCAACTAATCCTGAAGGCATTACTAATGGTACTACGATTGACCTTTATACTACTGCGGTAGCAGTTCCAAGTACAATATTACTTGCCGCTGATAGACTTGCTATAAGAGTCTATGTATTACATAGTAGCAAAACAATTACACTACATACTGAAGATAATCATCTTTGCCAAGTAATCACAACATTCTCAACTGGCATAAATGCACTTAATGGTTTAACTGCACAAGTGCAAAATTTGGCAGTAGGTACAAGTGGAACTGATTTTGCAATAAGTTCTTCAACAAGTACACATACATTGAACCTACCAACTGCATCTGCATCTAATAGAGGAGCATTGAGTAGTGCTGATTGGTCAACTTTTAATGGTAAACAAGATTCACTTGTAAGTGGCACAAACATTAAGACCATAAACTCAACAAGTGTTCTTGGTGCTGGTAACATTGCAGTTGAGCCTACAATTACAGCTGGTACATCATCACAATATTATAGAGGAGATAAGTCTTTTCAAACATTAGATAAGTCTGCGGTTGGATTGAGCAATGTCGACAATACAAGTGATGCTAATAAGCCAATCAGTACGGCTACGCAAACTGCGTTAAATGGAAAACAACCAACAATAACTGCTGCTGCATTAACCAAAGTTGATGATACCAATGTGACACTTACACTTGGTGGCACTCCTACAACGGCTCTACTACAAGCAACATCATTAACATTAGGATGGACTGGAACATTGGCTGATGCTCGTATTGCAAGTGCATCTACTTGGAATGCTAAACAAGATGCATTAGTAAGTGGAACAAGCATCAAGACCATCAACTCAACATCATTGCTTGGTAGTGGCAATATATCAATTGTAGTTCCGACAATTTATAAGTCAGTAACCGATACTGCAAGTTTTTCAAATACAACTAATACTGCCGTCTATACTCAGCTAATTGCAGCCAATACATTTGCAGTTGGTGATATTATCAGAATTAGCTTTCGTACTAAGAAAACTGGTGTTTCAGGTACACAAACCTTGAGAATATATGTTAATGCTACTGCTGATTTGAGTGGAACACCATTATTAGTAAGTGCTTGGGCTGCTGCTGGTGCCGCTAACTTATTGAATCAGATGCTACGCCATTGGGTAATTAAAAATGCTACAACGAATACTGAAACATTTAATGCTGCTTATACTGGATTTCCAAGTGATATTGGCACAACACAAGGAGTATCTGCTAATGCTATTGATTGGACGGCAAACAGATATATTGTCTTCGCATTGCAGAATACTAATGCGACAGATGTTAATTTTGGTTCAATGTTCTTAATCGAAAAACTATGATAGACATAACAATTGAAGGTGGATATGTAACCTTCACAACATCGGTCTTTGGTGAAATTGCATCCAATGTTGAACTATGCGAAGTCGTTGATGAATTTACCTTGCACTTAGGTACTAATGTCGGCATCTTCTTAATAAATGTAAATCAGTTTACATTCAATGGTATTAAATTTACAGACTCAACTAAAGCAGTAAACTACATCTTAAACAATTAACCATATGGCAGGAGTAAAAATTACCGACTTAGAAGTATTGACGGAATCTGCAAGTGATGACTTGCTATATATTGTCGATGTTAGTGATACTCGGCAGAGTCCTCAAGGGACAAGTAAGCAGATAGAAGTCAGCAATGTATTGGCTATTGAAAGTGGAACGTGGACACCAACAATAACTACCGATTATCAAAATTCAGTTTTACGTAGTGCATTCTATACTCGCATAGGTAATTCTGTTAGTTTTTATATTAATTTCGGTTTGTTTAATAGTGCAAGTCCAATTCTATTTGGAGAGACATATTTTACACCACCAAATGGATTATTACCAAGTACAAATGCTAATGGAATAATGGCATTTAAGACAAATAATGATGTTCAAAATCCATTGTTATCAAGTTATTCAATAACTGGTACTGGAACACGAATCATTTTCTCGATGTTAAATACTGCAATAGGTGGTGATTACAACATAAATATTTCAGGAACTTACTTAATAGCATAATATCATGGCAGGAGTAAAAATAACCGACTTAGAAGTTCTAACTGCACCAGTTGCAGCAGACTTATTATACATCGTTGATGTGAGCGACACGACTCAATCACCTCAAGGTACATCGAAGCAGATAACTGCTGAAAACTTAATTGGTCAATTACCTAATATAGTCTCATCTGTTACTGGTGAATTGGTAGATAATGCAGATACTCACAATCCTATTGTTAAAAGACCTTATCTTACTTGGGTTGGGTTAGTTTCACAAAGTGGTAGTGGTGACCCAATATTTAATGAACAAGAAAATACACTTGGTGTAACAATTATATTTGCAAGAATTAGTGCTGGTAAATATTCAATCACATCAAGTACAGATATATTTAATACTGGAAGAGTATTTTTATTAGCAACATCAGGTGCTACTGCTAATAATGATTGTTTTTTAGGTGTTATAGGGGTATCAGTTAATACAATTAATTTCTTTAATTATAGTATTGGTAGTGGCTATCAAGATGATTTTACAGACACAAGTATTGAAATTAGATTATACTTATAATGAACATTAGCAAGACTGGTATTCAATTAATCAAAGACTTTGAAGGACTTAGGCTGAATGCATATAGGTGTTCAGCCAATGTACCTACAATTGGCTATGGTTCTTGTTACTATCCTGATAAGTCTAATGTAAAGATGGGTGATGTGTTGCGTGACAAGGAAGAAGCAGAAGTATTATTGATTCATACCTTAGTTGACTATGATATCTATGTCAGTAAATACACTAAATCAGTAAAATTAAACCAATATCAATTTAATGCATTGGTATGTTTTGCATTCAATGTTGGATTAGGCAATCTTTCCAAGTCTACTTTACTCAAGAAGGTACTTAGTGACCCTAATGACCCAAATATAGCCTTAGAGTTCGTTAAATGGAACCGTGGAGGTGGTGTTGTGTTGAAAGGTTTAACTAAAAGAAGGCAAAAAGAAGCAGAACTATATTTTACGAAGGTCGTATAGTTAGTATGGCTATAGAACCAAAAAAATTTAAGCAAATAGCCGATTTGATTATGGTGTACTGGCACTTAACAATTGGCTCACTCATATCTGTCATAGGATTTTGGCTATTTTTCAGTAAGAAGATAGATAAAGAGTCATTTGCCTACATTATTGGTGCAGTTGTTACATTGAAATGGGTGTGGAAACCATCAGAGAAGGGAGGTACTAATGTATGATTCAGTTAAGGATACCATCCATTCACAATATAAGGTTACATATGATACAATTTACACCATAAATCATAAGGAAGTCAAGCAGCCTGAACCATTTATGTTCATTAATCACTATATGGGTGATACATCAATGTATATATATCAAAATCAATGGGGTGAAATTCTATATGTTGATGAAAATTTGATTAAATTTGAGCCGAAAGTAGAGGTAGAAGTACAACCATCACTATCTATACCATTCAGAGCATCAGATACCATCCAACCTTGTGATGCTAAGTGGTTAATTCGTGGTGAAAAGTTGAATCTTAAACCTATTATTTCACACAAAAATGAATTAACTATGGCTCAACCTTACCAATATAGTGACTTATCGAACTCAATTGTGATGATGTTGATGTTATTGGCTACTTCAATATGGCTATATCGTTCTACATTTTACTGGTTGGAAATGATTCGTAAGATTAATAAGATTGTGAAGAGTTAATATATGTCGGCAATATACATCTTAGCCAATTCTATTGACTTGTTGTATGTAGTTTCTGACTATGAAGGTAAGATTGTGAGTTCAAATGACTTGTTTAAGGAGTATTCAAGTCACATCAAACCAAAAAAAGTTAGTGATATAATCTCAGACGATACTGAACTTGACGACTATGTTTATTCAGTTAAGAGAGCCATTGAGATTACACCTAATCCAGTTCGTATTTATGCACGAACCAAGCAAAAAAATAGTGGTTTAAGATGGTGCTTGTGGAATTGTTATGCAATACTTGGTTCATTACATTTTATAGGTTTTCAAATTACTGATGTGACCAGTATCACATCTCACGAACACGAGAAGCAGAAGCAGTTATTAGAAGAGTTTAGGTTTATGTTGTCTCACGAATTAAGACAACCATTGACATCTGTTGCTGGAGTGGTTAAGTTGTTGCTTGATAAGGGTGAAAAAGTAGGTGACCAAGAGCAGACTGAACTACTCAAGATGGTTGATGATTCAATGAAGAAACTTGATGAATCAATACACCTATTAGTTAAGAAAGCAACAAGGCAGTTATGAAAGAATGCACTCTACCAATGGACGAAGAAGAAGCAGATGAGAGACTGCTGATTGTGGTAAAGCATTATGTGACTGAACGTGAAATGCCAATCTATGTGGCAAAGAATGTATTGAGGTCAAACCTAAGAGATAAGTCTTGTTTTGAATTGAAGTGGGAAAAGTTTATTAAGTTAATTGGTAGCTATGGAACAAAGTAAGTTTGATTCACTTGATAAGGTATTGATGATTGTTGGTGCTATGGTGATGATACTTATCTTCATTCATACTTGTGGTACTAATGGACAACTTACCATTGACTATCGTAAGATGAAAGAAGAGGTAGAGTCATATAGGGTACAACACCTATCTGATTCAAGTCAATTGATTAGTCAGGCTATTAACTATCAAACTGAAATTGATTCAAGGGATATGGCAATTAAACTACTTGCAATTCGTAATCCTAAGGAGATTGTTAAGATTCAGTATAAGACTAAGGTAGAAACTAAGATACAACTTACTGAACCTATCACAATTGATTCAAGTAACTACATTAAGTTACCAGTTCAATTCTCAGACTACAATGATTGGTGGTCAATAGATGGTAAGATTGATACTACTGGAAGCCTTGTAATCGATTCAATTCTATCAAGTGGTACTTTGACCTATTCGGTAGGAGATACTCTCAGAGATGGTCTATTTAATCGTTTATTGAGAAAAAAAGATAGTGTTGTTAGGTTGCACATTGATAATCCAACTATGTCAATCACTAACCTATCTAATATCTACGTTAAGAAAGAACCTAAGTGGTATCAATCAACTGCTTTTAAAGTTGGTGTTGGTATGTTATTGGGTGTTGGTATTAGCAGTCAAATAATAAAATAGAAAAGTTTTGTAGTTCATTATCAGTTAGTTATGTAATATGACTAAAAATAATTGTGTTTATTTTGATAGATGTATTGCAGAATCAAAAAAAGGTTTTATATTTGCTGCATACTAATTCACTAATCAATCACTCTTTAATTACTTACTATGAACACATCACTTAACAACATCGAAAAATTAGTTTACAATGCAGTATATGATGCTGCAAAATTATCTACTGGTGGAGACTTTACATATGCAGATGAAGTATATGATATTGTTAAAGACCAAATGTCTCAAAACCAATTAAAAGGTTATTTATCTCAATTGGTTCAAAAAAATATGATTGTAATAACATCTGATAAGTACAAGCAGATACTTGGTGAACGTGGTAATCCATTTTACGAATCATACCCTAAATTCGACATTTAACCAATCAGGGAGGCTCAGACCTCCCTACTTTTTAATTTACTCACTTACTAAATCAAACACAATGAACAAGCAATTTCATATCACAATAGAAACTAATACAACATCTGAATCAATCTCTTCGCATCAACTATTAAGAGATGCTAAAATGTGGGTTGATACTTACCTTACAACCAAGAAGTCTGAATATATAGAGTCTGAAAATCCATCCCTCGTAATTTGGGAAGGTGACTTTATGGTTCAGTATATCCCATTCTTTTAATCCACTAATTTTCTAATCAATCAATCCTAAATTCGTGTACTATGAACACATCAACTATTTTTAAAATTGCAGAAGGTAACACATACTTTCACTATGACCATCTTAATGGCTCAATGATTTCAATCGTAACTGAAGGATGTTATAGTGGTATCTTCACCCGATGCGATTCTAATTGTGCGGTAATGGCTCGTCAGTTCCACAATGAAGAGTATCACAATGTACCTCTTATGTATCGTGACTATGTTGCAGTAAGTATAGATGAGTATATTGAGGCGTATGACAAGGCATTAGCTAAGTTAGAAGATGCTGCACACATTATGTTTAAATCACTTTAATTTTTAATCAATAAATCCAAATCAATTATGTTACCAACCTTAAATGCTCCCATCGGTGGAGACTCAAATTACTCAAACAAGATTGCACCAGTAGGTATGCATCTTGCACGTATCTACCAAATCATTGACTTAGGCACTACAGAGCAAACTGGTCAGTTTGGCGGTAAAAAACGAAAGGTTCAGATATTATTCGAACTACCATTAGAGACTGCGGTATTTGACCCTAACAAAGGTGAGCAACCATTCTATGCTCGTAATATGTACACCTTGTCAATGCACGAGAAGTCTACACTAAGAAAAGATGTTCACTCAATTGAGGGTAAGACATTGACTGAGGATGAAGCTAAGAAGTACAATGTATTTAGTTTAATTGGTCGTGAGTGTATGGTTAACATAATACACAAACAAAGTGGAGATAAGACATTTGCCAACATTCAAACTATCACACCATTACCTAAAGGTATGGTATGCCCTCCAGCAGTTAATCCACCATTGGTATTCTCAACCCAACAACCTGATATGGTTGTGTTCAGAAGTCTACCTGAATTCGTACAAGACAAGATTAAGTTGAGTGATGAATTCATTGCTTATATGAATGCAGAGATGACTGCTAAATATCCTAAGATTGAAGCACTACCTTCATTCACTATTGAAAAGGGTGTTAACCCAAGTGACTTTGACTGGATGCAAGGTGATTCAGAAGACCCAAGTAAACTACCATTTTAATTAATTAAATACGTGGGGACAATTTGTCCCCACTTAATAAATCCACTATGAAAGCAGAAATAACACTAAAGGTTGATTCACTATACGAAGTCATTAACCACACATCAACTCTCAAGACTCAGCAACTAATCAAAGATGCCCCAAATAAGGTTGAGGATAAACTATCTTACGACATTACTGAGCATACCATCAAATTGGCAAATGAGGTCGTTAAATCGATTGAATCAATTCGTAAATACGTAACTACTCCTATTGATGCATACAAGAAGCAGATAATGGAATTGGAGAAAGAAGCAACTGAACCACTCAAGATGTACATCGAATCTGCTAAAACAATGATGTTAGCATACAATGAAGAGTTAGTCAGAGTGCAACGTGAAGCAAATGAGAAATTGAGAATTGAATCAGAGAAAGCATTAGCAAATGTATCTATTGAAGATTTCTCAACATTAGCTGGTCAGTTAATTGACCAATCAATATCAATCAATACTGAACAACCTAAGAACATCAGGATAACTAAGAAGGCTCGTATCTGCGGTGAAGTTAACTGGTCAATGGTGCTTAATGTATTATTCGCTGCTGAGTGCCTTGACTACCAAGAACTACTTGCACCATTAGCAAAGGCAATGGAGAAATGCGGAGTAGTTAAGATTGATGGCATTGAAATTTACGAACATAAAACACAAGTGATAAGATGATAACGAACTTTGAAAATATAACGCAAGAATTGAGTGACATTGAATTAGAGATGTTACCATTAATGATTGAAGGTTTTAAAAGATACACAAAACAATATCCAATCAAAGAACCTGAGATAGTAGCAAGATTTAATAGTAGAAACTCAAGGTTAAAATTAAATGGTGCAAGACTTAGAAAGTTAGTCAATCATATTAGATGTCATTCGATGTTACCATTAATAGCTACAAGTAAAGGTTATTATGTTAGTAGTGATATAGCAGAGATAAGAAACCAAATTAAGTCACTCAGAGAAAGAGCCAATAGCATTAATAGATGTGCAGATGGTTTACTAAACTACTTAGATAATCAATTATGACAAGAGACCAATTCGTTTATTATCCAGCATTATCTTGCTCACGAATTAAAAAGCACTATACTGGAGACATCAGTTATGCAAAAGTAGCACTTGAACAAGGTGTTAGTCTACACCATCAACTACTTGATTTAAGACCTGAAGATATGAACCTTGAGGCATACAATGTACATAAGGCAATCGGTAACCATCCAGTAGCTAAGAGAATAATGAATGGTGCAATCAATGAACATCCAATGATTAAAGATGTTCAAATTGGTAGGCATACTATTCAAGGTAAGGCAATGTTTGATATATACAATAAGCAACTTAATGTAATTGCTGACATCAAAACAACATCTGCTAAGACCTTAGATATTTTTGGACAAGATATGACCAAACACTACAATCATATTCAAGCAGTATGGTATTCATTGATTGCTGGAATTGACCCTAAGAATTTCTATTACATTGGAGTTACTGCACGAAGTAAACGATTAGGTAGCAAATCTGATAGCATATTAGTCTATCGTCACAATGACCACGAGATAGCAGATGCCTACAAGTTAATTATTGGATACCTTGACATCAACATTGAACAACTAAAATCAAACTTTAACGCATCATATAAATCATAATCAAATGAAAAATGAAACTGCAATTCAAATCATACTAAGACTACTTAGTTCACACGATAAGTTAAATAAGCAATGTCCTGAAGTAATTGAAGTCATTGAAAGTTATTTAGAAATTGAAAAAAAACAGATAGAAGATGCATTTAAAATTGGTAAAGACTTAGGTAATTCTTATGTAGAGATAAATGAAGATAAATTTTACTTGACTGCTAATCAATATTACATACAAACATTTAATACCAATGAAGGCTGAACTAATAGAACACATTGAATACCTGACTGACAAGTCAATGAAGTTTAAAGAGATTGAAGATAGGTACACGATAGCATTAAACAGATGGTTTATGTGTGGCGGTGAACTACCATCAAGTGAAATAGCAAAATACCTTGACATCAACCACAATAAGTTGACTCTGATGATTCAGAAACAGATGTCTAAGATAACTGGTGTTAAACTAAAAGACCAAGCACCAAAGGTTGAGGTCACATATTCAGAAAAAGAGTTACATAACTTATATCCTAAGTCATATAGATTTGATTGGATGCCAGTATATGAACTTAACTACTATCTTTATCTTGCCAATAATTCAAGAGAGCAACTAATCCACAACTATAAACTTTTCTTAAATGAGTCAAGAAGCAGAGATATACAAGGTCATAGCAAGGTATCTAACAATCAAACACCCAAAGGTCATATTTCGTTTTGACTTTGCTGCTGGTCTTTACCTAAGTCCATATATGGCAAATAAACATAGAGCGCAGAATCCAATCAAAGGATACCCTGACTTGTTTATTGCCTTACCTCGTGGTGGTTTTGCTGGTCTATTCATTGAGATTAAGACTGATAAAGCTAACCCATTTAAGAAAGATGGCACACTAAAATCCAATGAGCATATAGAACGTCAAGCAGAGGTATTGAAAGCATTGAATGAGGTAGGTTATGCTGCACTATTCTCAACTGGAGTGGACGAAACAATTAAAGTGATTGAAAGTTATATCAATCAAGAATAAATTTGTAAATTAGCATCACTCAAAGGTAGAATCTTGGGTGTATTGTAAAACATTGTTGCCGTATGGTGACTGCGAGACTAAGAGTAATATCAAGGTCGATTCTACCGCAGTCCTCGTACGGCTTTTTTTATTGTTATGAAACGTAAAAAGGCATTTCTATTATACCACGATTCTTATGAGACAATAAGATTTTTGGACGATGAGCAGTTAGGTAAGCTAACAAGATTAATCTTTGAGTATAAGTTGTATGGTACGTTCCCTGACCCATCTAATATGCTATTCTTTGTATTTAATCCTATCAAACTACAATTAGATAGAGACAATGAAAGTTACTTAGAATCAATAGAAGCAAAGAGTAAGGCTGGTAAAAAGTCAGCAGAAGTTAAAGCATTAAAACAAATTCAACAGAGTTCAACAGAATTAACACGTGTTGAAAGTGTTGAGATGTGTTCAACAGAATCAACTGATAATGATAATGTAAATGATAATGTAAGTGTTAATGAAAGAGAAATAGTTAAAGTAAAGAATAACAAAGAGCCAAAATCTATAAATGATTTTGTCAAGTTGATGGATTCAGAGAAATACTTAGGAACTGATGAAATTCTTAACAAGACATTCATCAACTTTATTCAAATGAGAATCAATATGAAAAAGATTCCAACTAAGAATGCAGTTGAATTACTTACTAATAAACTTAAAGAACTATCTAAGGCAAACAAAGATGTTGCAGTTAAGATTCTTGAAAAATCAATAGAGAATAATTGGATAGGCATATTTGAACTCAAGACTAATAACTCTAACACCTTTGTCAAACAAGGTCAAATACCAGTATTCAATCGTTCATCACAAGGTCAGCATTATGTAGGTGACGATGTTAAATAAATTTATGAAAACAATAAACTCACTATCAGGCGGTAAGACATCATCATATATGGCTTATCATTACCCATCAGACTACAACATATTTTCGTTAGTAACTATTGAAGATGTTAGATGTTCACCTAATGACAAAGGATTGATTAAAATAATATCTGATAAGATTGGCAAAGAATTTATAGCTACCGCAGAAGATGATAAGACACTTATTGTTATTTTAGAACTTGAACAACTTATAGGTAAAGAAATTATATGGGTAAGTGGTAAGTCTTTTGATTCTATAATTAAAAAAAGTACAATACTACCAAATGCATTAAGAAGGTTTTGCACCTCAGAAATGAAAATTAGACCTATTTGGGACTGGTGGTATAATAATATCAATGAAAAGATAAAGATGGGTATTGGTTATAGGTGGGATGAAATGGAAAGAGCAGAACGACTAACTAACACATTTAAAGGTATAGTAGGTAAGTCAAACAATGGTAGAAACAAATGGAAAGAAATAGAGTGGAGGGAAGGATATTTTCCACTAATTGAAAATAAGATAACACACCTACCAGTTAAACAATGGGCTGATTCAACAAATCTTAAATTTCCAATTGATAGTAATTGTGTTGGATGTTTTCATAAGTCTAAGGAGCAATTAAGAAAGAACTATGAAGATAATCCTAATAAGATGCAATGGTTCATTGACCAAGAAAATAAAATACAAGGCAATTGGAAAAATGGAATGACATACCAAAACATATCTAAGTTAGGTCTTCAACTTGATTTTAATTATGGCGGTGGTGCTGGTTGTCAGGGCGGTTTTTGTACAGATTAAAATAATATAACTATGAAATACAAAGTACTTAATTTATATGCTTGTCTTGGTGGTAATAGATACCTATGGACAGATTGTGAAGTTACTGCTATAGAACTTGACAAAGAACTTGCAAGAATGTATCAAGAAAGATTTCCAAATGATATAGTAATAGTTGATGATGCACATCAATATCTTCTTGAACATTATAAAGAGTTTGATTTTATTTGGTCTTCACCACCTTGCCCAAGTCATAGTAGAGCAAGATATTGGACCAGTTCAAACTATGATACTAATGTTGAAGCGGTATATCCTGATATGAAATTGTATGAAGAAATATTATTCTTACAACATTACTATAGAACTGGTAAATGGGTAGTTGAGAATGTCATACCATACTATGAACCATTGATAGCAGCAAAGAAAAGAGGTAGGCATTTATATTGGACTAACTTTAATCTACCAAGTGATTTAGGGGATAGAAGAGTTCAGATAGGTGCTGGAACTGATGAACTAAAAAGGCTATGTGAATTTCATAAAATTGATATTTCATCATATAAAGGTGAACAAAGTATGATTAAAGTTGCTCGTAATCTTGTTGACTATGAAGCTGGTTTGACTATCTACAATGTTGCTCGTGGCATATTTGAAAAGTCTAAGTTTAATCAAACATCATTATTTGAATAAACGTATTGCATAAACAAAAATATTATTAAATTTGAAAAACAATGACTAACCCACAACAAGCACTTATAGGTATTTTAATGACTGGTGAAACACATCAGGAACTAATGCCACAACTTGGTGAGCATCTCTTTAATGAGGTGCTTACCAATAGATGTTATCAAGTAATTAAGAAGACTATTGACAAATGTCTTACACCTAACTTGGTCAACTTTTTTATGACTGCCAATGAACTTGATAAGTTCACACCTAAAGAGACATCTGAGATAGTAATGTGGTCAAACAACTTGACCTACAATGAACCAGTTAACGAATATATTGCTATATTAAAAGACAATCACATCAAAAGGTCAATAGCATCAATTGTAACTGAACAATCATTAGGTCTAAGTAATACTGATGGATTCACAACTGCAACATCAATAATCAAGTCATTGACCAGCCTACTTGATACTGGAAGCAATTCAGATAATATAATTGACTTATCACAATTGACTAATGATGAACGTGAGGCATATTATCGTAGGGCAGCATTAACACTATCGGGTAAGACTACTGGACTTGAGACTGGTCTTAACTCACTCAATAAATTTACTGGTGGATTCCATCCCGAATTCATAATCATTGCTGGTAGACCATCAATGGGTAAGACTGCACTTGCACTATTTCACGGAATGAAAAGTGGTGAGGCTGGTATCTATTTCAATCTTGAGATGAACAAGTCACAACTATGTCAGAGATTGATACTTCAAGAGGCTGGTGACTCAATTCATTCTTCACGACTCAGAGATGGTAACCTAAGTCAATCTGAACTGCACTCATTTGAAAAGACGATAGGTAATATTGAGAAAGTACCATTCTTGATTTACGATAAGGCAAGATGTGGAGTACACGAGGCAATAAGAGTAATGAAGAAAGAACATCGTAAGGGTAGATGTAAATGGGCAATCATTGACTATTTACAATTGATGACCATAGAAGGTTTTAAAGGAGGTAACAGAGAGGCAGAGGTAGCTGAGATTAGTAGAACATTAAAAGCAGCACAAAAAGAACTTGGCATACCAATTATTGCATTGGCTCAACTTAGTAGAGAAGTTGAAAAGAGACCCGATAAGAAACCAATCTTATCTGACTTGAGAGAATCAGGTTCATTAGAACAAGATGCAGATAGTGTAGCATTCGTATGGAGACCATCATACTATGGATTGAATGATGAAGATGGCAATCCATACACCAATCATATATTTTATCTATTTGAAAAACATCGTCAAGGTGCAACTGGTATAGTTGAGTTCAGACATTCACCTAATATGACCAATTTTACTGATGTGACTACACACGACATTGGTAGCACTTACTTACCTCAACCTAAAGACCTAAGACACTATGCAGACAAAGACTGGGATAAAGAAACCAATGAACCATTCTGAGCCATTACCTTGTGAGTTTAACTACTACGAGATAAGAAGTGGTAAGTGCGAATTCGCAAAGGTGTATCACGGCAAGATATTTTGTAGTAATAAACAATGTAAAACGTAATCATATAATCACTATATTTGTTGACTATGGAACAAATCAAGAAAGATAATAGGGGTGGTAAGAGAGTCGGTGCTGGGCATCCATTCAAGTATGGTGAGAAGACAATCAACATCACATTTAGAATCCCAACATCACATAAGGAACTAATCAAGGCAATGCTTAAAGAGTATCTTGATAAGGTCAGTAATGAATACAAATCAAGTAAACCAACTAAATCTGAACACTATGGCTGCTGAACAATCGGTTATTGAACTAATCTTTGAAAGACAAAACGAAATGAACATTGATGATTTCGTACAATGGCTTAATACCAATTATGAAGAGATAAAGTCTCAACATAAGATGGAAGTAATGGGTGCTTATGAGTGCGGACTTGAAGACTCAGAAACTGAAAGATATGCTCCTAAGGCATCATTAGACTTTTATAATGAGTTCTATGGATAGTAACCTACTACTTATACCTTGTGCAATTGAATCTGTTGCTACAAGACGAGACAAAACATTAAAGGTAGTGATAGGTACACAAGAACTATCACCATCTAAGGCAGCAGAGTTATTCAACCAATGGACATCAGGTGTAGGTGTGATGGCATTCAAAGGTGAATCATTCAATTACAATGATGAGGAACTACTCAAGTCAATGAAGATAGATGCTGAAGAGATGGGTTCAAAGACACCCAGTCAAAGGTTGAGGTCTTGCCTATACGTATTATTTGAACGCAATCCTGAAGGATACCAAGACTTTAATAGTTATTATGCATCAATGATGGATAAGTTTATTGATATGGTAAAAAAACGAATTGATACATACCAATTATAACTTTTACTAACTTTGTCATATGCCACTCATACAAGGAGATACTTACGAAGTAATCAACAAGAACATTGCTAAGTTAATTAAGGAAGGATACGAGCCTAAACAAGCAGTAGCCATTGCTTATGCTGAAGCAGAAAAATCAAAACGTAAAAGATGAAAGTATCATTTGATTTCGATGGTGTACTATCTACTCCACAAGGCAAGGCACTTGCAAGAAGAAAGATTAATGAAGGTGACCAAGTATATATCATCACGGCAAGACAAGAGTCTACAATGTCAAGAAGTGTATATGAGGTAGCAAAAGAGTTAGGTATACCAAGACTCCACGTTTACTTTACCAATGGAAAGGATAAGTGGAACACGATTAAAAGACTCAATATTGATGTTCACTACGACAACAATGGTGAACAGATACAGAAGATAAAAGACAATACAGATACACGAGCCGAATTAGTAAATTATGAATAGTCAAGAAGAATCTAATAGTGTAGGTAGACCAACTGAATATAAAGAGATATTCAATGACCAAGTATTTGAAATGGCATTGCTTGGTTTATCAGATGTTCAGATGTCTAACATCATTGGAATATCTGAGGTCACATTTAATGCTTGGAAGCATAAGCACCCTGAATTTCTTAAGTCATTAACGCAAGGGAAAGAGAATGCAGATGGCAAAGTAGCGAAGGCAATGTACAAGAGAGCATTAGGTTTAACCATCATTGAGGAGGCATTGACTAAGGATGGTCAGATAGTCCAGTTAAGAAAAGAACTGCCTCCTGATACACCAGCAGCAAAACATTGGTTAGCCAATCGTCAACGTAAACTATGGGCAAACAATGGTGAGTCAACATTCAATACAACTGAACCATTAATCATCATTCGAACTGAGGGAGACAAAGATGAATGAGTTTCAAACTAACCAAACGTCAAACAACTGCATATGATTTAGCAGTTAATGGTGTTAAGAAGGTAATAGTATTTGGAGGAGCAATACGTGGTGGTAAGACATACTGGCTATTACTAACCTTATCTTCACTCTGCTTACTCTATCCCAAGTCAAGATGGGTAATCATTCGTAAGACATTACCTGATTTAAAGAGGACTACCTTTCCATCATTCTCATCAATAATTAACGATGGGTTGAGTGAATACATTAGTTCTTGGAATCGTGAAACCAATGTAGTTACATTCAAGAATGGTTCAGAGTTAATCTTTATGGCTGAATCATTTGACGATGATAAGGACTTGAATAGGTTCAGAGGACTTGAGATTAATGGTGCTGGTCTTGATGAGGTAAACGAACTACAAGAAGCAACATTCTACAAGGTTCAAGAACGTATTGGTAGTTGGAATAAGGCACAAGGTCAACCACCAATAGTTTGTCTTGCAACTTGCAACCCAGCTAATAATTGGGTTAAGTCAGTAATCTATGAAAGGTGGCGAAGTAACACACTACCTGATAAGTGGTGTTACATTAACTCACGTATCACAGATAACCCATACATCAGTCAAGAATATCTTGAGTCACTTAAAGAACTACCACCCATTCAGTATGCAAGATTCGTAGAGGGTGATTGGGATGTAATGGATGAGGTAAACAATCCATTCTTGTATGCTTGGGATGACGATAGACACATAGACGATTCACTAACCATCAATCCTAATCTACCAGTATTCGTTTCTGTCGATTTTAATATTAACCCACTTTCAGCCCTAATCATTCAGCAACATACAACTAAAGGTTGTTCAGTCATTGGTGAGATAAACATAGACAAAGGTAGTATAGATGCATTCTGTGATTATGTGGAGAGTTTGAATGTGCCTCGTGGTTTGTTGAGAATAACTGGGGATGCAATGGGTAATGGTCGCAGTATACAACAACGTGATAACTCATCAGCCTATACTCAAATCAAAAGAAGGTTACACCTTGCAGACTCACAGATTATCATACCAGCTAACCCGACCCACTACAATAGTCGAATAGACTGCAACAATGCACTTACACGATTAGATATCAAGGTCAACTCAGTTAGGTGTAAAGGATTTGTATACGATGCTAAACAAGTACAATGTAATAGTGATGGTGGTATAATCAAATCAAACAGAAAGAATTTATCTGAAAGAGCAGATTTTTTAGATTGTTTTCGTTACTTTGTCAATTCAATATTAAAAAGATACCTATGAGTATATGTTCACCTTGTTATGATGCTGGTAGTTATGTTGATGCTTGTTTGACTCAGATAGTTTATAACATTGGATTAGCTGATGATACCTACTATGTTTGGATTCAACACAATGCAACCAAAAAGATTCAGCAGTTTGAAGTAGTTAGTGATGGTGGTTTTATTTTAATTGATGGTGTTAAGATTGACCCATTGCAAGGATATACTATTTGGGTAACTCAATGTCAAAACTGCTACGATAAACTCGATTTAATTATTAATGCAGAAAGCTACAAGTGCATATCATTCTCAACTGCATCGATAGGTTTTAATCCAATTGTAATTCCGTGAGCAAATTATCAGCAATCATCAGAGGGTGGTATTACTACCTAACTGCAAACAAGAAGTCAAGGGAACTGAGCAAGGGTAGAACTGCCATATGTAACAACTGCCAACATCGCTACAAGCCACTCAACATCTGTAACTCTTGTGGTTGTTTTCTTCCAGCCAAGACAAGAGTAGAAGATGCACAATGCCCACACGAATATTGGTGACCTATGGCAAACTTTATCATCTTACAATCGACCCTAATAGAATACAATAAGAGTATAGAAGATGAAGAGTTACAAGAACTATCTGCAATTGATTTAGGTGAATGCAAGGTGCTGGTAAATGTTAATGCCATAATGATGGTGATAGAGAATCAAGGAACAACAATATTAACCTTAACCAACTTAGATAGGTTGGTTAGCAACAATACAATAGATGAAGTTATTCAGAAGATTAATGCCTCGCAAGTTGTGGCATCGATTCAATAGATGGTCAAACAAACAGACCAGTTACAATCTTGTTAAGGTATTTACCAAAGATGGTTACAACTATCTCAGATTCCCAAAAGAGACCAATATGCCACTTGAAAGGTTTTCAATGTCTATGGCATTACTTGAACGATTAAGTTCAGGTATAAGTGGTTCAGAGATGGATATGATACTGGAAGGTATGGAGAAGGCATTAAGTGCTGGTCTATCGAATCCAAAGAATGCAGCATTAGTTGCTACATACATTCACATCATACGTGAGAGACAAGATACCATCATCCATCGTGACTTGTTACTTAACATTGCTGCCACTTGGATAATAAGAGATGATGAAGACCCAACCATCATCAACAACGATATTCACAAGGAGAAGTTAGAAGTGTTTGAAAAGATGTGCAAGGAGGGTTCACACGATTTTTTTACACGATTGGGTATAGAGCCGCTAATACCCTTAATGTCTATGTCTCCCGAAGACTTCAAGAAATTATGGGAGTACAACGTGGAGGCACAACGCAACCTGATAAAAGCATTGACCCACTTAGATTCTCACCACGATACAGAGCGAGTGAAACGACCACGAGAATTAAAAATCAAGTGATGACAATAGTTGATGGTGATGTTGTTGCATACAATCAACTTATGCATAGTGATGTTGATTTATTTTTGACTAAATTTGAATCGTTCATAAAATCTCAACAACGTGGCTAAGGTAATTATTGAATATGAGGCACAAGCAGCATCGTTAAAGGCAGTAACAGATACTATCATCAATGCCAATAAGCAGATTGGAGATAGTGCAGAGACTGCTGCAAAAGAAGGTGCTAATGCATATAAGTCAATGGGTAAGGCAATGGGTGCTGCCTTTAGTTCACAAGAGGTAACAAAGGCAATCAATAGCAACATTGCCAATCTTAACAAGAATCGTGATGCACTCAATAAGTTAACTGGTGAATCAATCAAGTTTAATAAGGCTGCATTGACTCTTGGTAAGATAGTTAAAGAGAATGCTCAAGAAACATTAAAAGCAAAGGAGGCATTAGCCAAGTATCAGAAGACATTAACAGATACATCTAATGGTACTGATGCGACTGGTAAGAGAACGCAATCACTCAAGGGTAGATTACGAGAATTAAAAGAAGAACTATCAAGACTTGAGACTGCTGGTCAAGAAGGTAGTGCTGCATTTCAGAAACTATCAATTGAGGCTGGTAAACTACAAGACCAAGTTAGTGATACTCAGCAAAGGGTAAAAGTACTTTCATCCGATACATTCAAGTTTGATGCAGCATTAGGTGCAGTCAAAGGTTTGGCTGCTGGTTTTGCAGTTGCTCAAGGTGCTGCTGCTGCATTTGGTATTGAAAGTGAAGATTTAAATAAAACCATTGCAAGAACTCAGGGAGCATTGGCATTGTTAACTGGACTACAAGAGATAGCTGACTTAGTTACTGGTCAAGGTGCAACAAAGATAGCCTTGCAGAATTTCTTTATGAAAGAGAAGATAGTAACTACTACTGCTGCTGCTGGAGCAGTTGGTACATTGACTACTGCCGAAGAAGGTGCAGCGGTAGCCACATTAGCAACCAAGAAAAGTCTTGACTTATTAAAAGTATCAATAGCTGCTACTGGTATTGGTGCATTGGTAATAGCATTATATGCTTTATATCAAATATATCAATTGAATCAAGAAGCAAATAAGAAATATACTGATGCATTGAAATCATCTAATAATGAAATACAAAACTCAAAAGAACTTATAAAAAAATTAGGTCTTGAACAAATAGACTTAAATGAGCAATTGTTAGTTCAACAAGGATTACTAAAAGAGGAAGATGCTAAGAAAAATAAGATTGATAGAGATGCTGGTCAAAAAAATAAAGAAGATACTAAAGCACTTTATAAAGAGAAAGAGAAATTATTAGATGTTGCATATAATCAAAGAAGAGAAATTGAACAACAAAAGAAAGCAATATTAGCATTAGGTGATGTTGAAAAGCAAGGCTCAATTGATAGATTAAAACAATTAGAAGAACAATTATCGACAACTACAAAACAAACAGAGAATGTAACTAATAGCATTAATCAAATTAAAGATGCTAATAAGAGTGCTGCTCAAAGTTCTAAGAATATTATTGATATTGAAACTGCCAAAGAGAATGCTAAGAAACTTAAAGACATCAATGATAAGTTAATTGAGGATAGGTTAAAGTCTCAGTTGAATGAATTAAAGACTACTGAAGTAATAACTGGTCAATCAACACAGAATAAGATTGACCAAGCTAATAAACAAGCAGAGATAGATAAGGCTGCTGCTAAATCAGGTATTGAGAATGCAAAGTTAAGAGCAACTACCATTGCACTAATCGATGCCCAGTTAGCAGAGAATGTTGCTCAGATACGACTTGATGCAACCAACAAAGCAATTGAAGACGAGGTAAAGTTATTAGAGGCTAAAAGAATATCAGGTAAAGCAAGTATTGAAGATGAAATAAAACAAGCAGAGTTATCATTTACTGCTGAGAAAAATATTCTTGAAGCAAAGATTAAATTGAATCAAGCATCTAATGCTGACCTTGAATTACTGACTGCCAATAGCACAAAGAAGATTCAAGAAATCAAGAATAAAGGTATACTTGAAGAGTATAACCTAAGAGTTCAGTCATTTGAACTACAGAAGATGTTAGGTGTAACGACATTGGCTGATGAACTATCATTGATTCGTGCAAGGGCAGAGGCTGAGTTAAAAGCAAATGAGATATCTAATAGTTCACTTGAGGTAAAAGAGGCTAATAGAAAGGCTATCATAGCTAAGACCGACAATGAAATAACACAAGCTAAAGTAGTTGAGGCTAACAAACGTATTGATATTGATAATGCCGAAGCACAAGCAGCGGTAACATTAGGTCGTTCAACCTATGACCAAAGAGTAAAGTTGATTGAAGATGAAGGTCAAAAGCAGATAAACTCATTGGATAAAAAGAAGATGAGTGAAGAAGAGTATAATGCAGCAGTCATTAAGATTAATGCAGATACTACTGCTAAGTTAAATGCAGAGCAACAAGCAAGACTTGATAAGGTATTTGAGTATGCCAATGCAGTTGCTAATGTATTCTCAGGAATCAATGATTTATCAAAACAAGCAACAGAACAAAGAGTATCAGATATTACTGCATCAAGTGAGGCTGAACTTAATGCCATCAATAACTCAGATGCATTAGAACGTGATAAGGTCAAACAACGTGCAGCACTTGAAAAAAGAACTCAAGCATTGATATCTGAAGAGAAACGTAAACAAGCAAGTAGAGATAAGGCACTTGCAATCTTTCAAGCAACGATAGCAACTGCACGAGCCGTGACTGAAGCATTACCTAACATTCCTTTATCAGTTTTAGTTGGTGCTGCTGGATTAATTCAGATAGCAGCCATTGCTGCACAACCAGTACCTAAGTTCGAGAAGGGTGGAGAGATTGGCGGTAAGCGACATAGTGAAGGAGGTACGATTGTAGAAGCAGAGCAAGGTGAGTATATTGTCAACAGAAAACAAACATCTGCTCATCGTAGAGAATTAAATGCGTTAAATCAATCCTCTGATGCCTTTAAGAAGCTAATACACGATAGGTATGTAAGACCAGCAGTAATGAATTATATGTTAGGTTCAAAATCTAAAGAGATGGGTGTTAATGTAAATGCTACATTAAACTCAAAGACTATGGAGGCAGAACTTAAAGGTCTAAGAAAAGACTTGAGAAACGATAAAAGACAATTTAATAACTCAATTGATTCAAGATACCAATGGCAGTAGATATTAAGTTCTTAATCGATGGTACTGATAGAGGTCAACCTACCAATGCTGATGAGTTTGGATTCACCATTGCAGAAGAGTCTAATATTAATGCTCGTATTGTATCATTTAATAACGACCTTAACTTCATTGGAAATGCATTTGATTATATCTATACTAACTTAATTGATACTGGTGGTTGCTCACTTATAAAAGTTGAGGTACAATACATTTGTAGTGGTGTTTGGAAAAGATTAACTAATGGTTACATCGTAGTAAGTGAATGTGTATTTGACCTTGATAGATGTAGTGTAACAACTAAGTTATATGATGACTCATTCTCAACTAAAATTAATAACAATAAGTCAATACCATTCTTTAGTGATTCAAACATCACTAAGAATCTTCAACCAATAGTACCTCCTGAAGTTTATTATGTCAATCTTTTTAATCCAGCCAATAACGAATATCAGACAAGTTCTAATACTGGATTCATAACTATCTATGATGCGTTAAAACATCTTGTAGGATGTATGAGTGATAACTTAGTTGACTTTGAATCTGACTACTTTAAAAATCAAATAAATGAGTTAGGTTATGGCACTACCTTGATGGTATCTAATGGTCAGGCAATAAGGTCAGATAGTGCAATCCATACCAACTTAGTATTTGAAAAGTTATACAATGCACTCAATAGGAAGATAAGATTAGGAATGGTCATTCAAAGACAACCTAATAATAAGCCTTTGCTACGCATTGAAAATTATGATTACTTCCAACAACTTAACCCATCAGTCAATCTATATAATCAACCTGAGATTAAGTTTAACTACGATTCAACACAACTATATGCATCTGTTGATTTCGGCTCTGACCCATTCTTAAATGATTTTGAATGTGGTAATGATACTCAACGATGTTCATTCACTCAGACTACATTTAGAGGATTCAGAGACGAGACATTTGGGGTACTTGGTGAATGCAATACAACTAATAAGTTAGACTTAACATCAAGTGATATCATCTTTGATTCTAATGTAATTGAAAATATATATCGATTCGATGCAGAAGATTATGATACTGATGTGGTACTTGTTGATAGTAATTGGTTTGGGTTTGCTAATCCAATCTTTGCAAATCAAGGTGACCCATTAGGAGTGGGTGGTCACGTATACAATGCTGATTATATTAATGAGCAAGTTGCTGAGAATTGGCTTGGTGGTTACCCTAACTCACTCTATCAATATCTTCAAGGATTTGACCCTAATAGTACAATATTCAGAGCAGAGATACTTGATACAAACGACCCAATACAACAATTCATTATAGGTAATCCTGATGATGGTGTTAGATGTTATGCAGAAATGGTTGGTAATCACTTAAAGTTTACTGATGAGGTAACCGATAATGGCAATAACTTTAATGTTGATAGGTATGTGATTCCATATGATGGTATCTATTCATTTTCGGCACAATGTGTTAAAGACTATGCATTCTATTCGCCTGATACATTATCGACATTCTTTTGTAAGATACAACGATATGAAAGTGATGATACAACATTAATTCAAGAACGAACTGGGTTACCTAAATTTATGACTATTAATAGTAGTAATGTAACGAGTGTCACTTGGAATAACTTAGTATGTGTAGCTGGTGATATTATTAAGGTTGATTGGTGTGGTTTATCAGTAGATTCATCAATAAATTATAATGGTAAAATATCAAGAGAAAATCTTCAAGGATATAAAACATATTTTGAAGGTAGTGGTAGACCATTCGACAGAAGTGAATTAGTACCAGTTGACCCAAATGAGATTAGAAGATTAATCTATAAGTTTGAACGACCATTGGCAATGAGTGAGATTGAACAGATACTTGATAACTCATCACGACCAATATCATTTGGTAGATGGGATGACCCATTAAGAGTAATCAAAGGATACATAAAGAAGTTAGATGTTAAGAGTATCATTGAACAACAAGCATCATTTGAATTAAAGTCTAACAAGATACTAAGATGAGTTATACATCAATACCAAACCAACCTATTATATTTCATACGGAAGAGGAAATACAAACACCTTGCATTGAATGTGGGGATGGTAGTTATAGACAATTGGTTGACCTTAATGACCAGCTATTCTTTCAAGTTGAATCAACACCTTGTAGTATATCAAGTTGCTATAAATATGATTCTTTTTTAGGAGTATGGCAAGACATAGATAATAAGATATGTAGTGTAGGAGATGCTGGTGTATATGCAGTATATCTTAGAACACAATATATTTTCCAGTTATATCAAGTGACATTTACAATATTGACCTTTGATGAGGGTGTATTGAATGTTAGTGTAGATGGCTCGTCAACATATCAAATTACATTAGCTGGTACATATACCTTGTACTTTGCCAATCCAACAATGACCAATGATAGTATCACATTAAGATTCTATACCAATACTGGTGAGGTAGGTTGGAAGGGTTGTTTAAGTCAGTATATTTTAGTTGATGGTCTACCATCTATCAATCAGATGAAGGTAGGTATTGTTGATGCAACAACTTTAGAAACGATTGATTTAATAACACCTATCTATACTCTCAAAGACAATAAGATTACAACTGCATTTGATTTAACTAATGTAGCAGTAAGTGAAGGATGTTATAGAATATCAATGACAGACTTTTGTTCTAATACTTGTGGTCAGAGTTATTTAGTAAATGGAGTATTCAGAAGTCTTCCACGTATAGGTGTTGATGGATGGGCATACATAACTGAATTTGATGCAGTAGTTACATTGAGTGAGGGTAGTGCATACTTTGATTTACCTTATGAAGATTCAACTGCTTACTTAATTAATAGTGTTAGTGCTTGTACTGGCAAGTATTACTATGTTTCAATATTCGTTGAAAGTAGAAGTAATGCTAATATCTCAGTTCAAATTGGAGATGAGTTTGTTTATTTTGGTGCTGGTACTGGTTACTTGACTGCTGCTATTACTGCTGGTAATCCATCAACCAATGGAACTCAAGTTACTATTATAGTCCAAGATAATGGTGTAGGTACTGGATATGCTAATATTAAACTTGTTGAAATAAGCATAGATAATAACGATGTCCAATGGGATATGTATAGTGACATACTTACAATTGGTGACTATAATGATTCTTGCAAGTATTTCAAAATAGAAGGATGTAACGCACAAGACCAGTTCAATCTTGCCTTTGGTGGTAGTTCATTCTTACCTATGATAAGACTTGAAGGTAGAAGGTCTAAGGCTCAATATGTGACTAATGCTAATACCTTTCGTTATGCATCAGGTAAGTGGAATGCAAACTATGTCAATCGTCTTAAACAATGGACATATCATTTTGGTAGATTGCCTGAATACGTTCTTGATTTCTTATCTACCATCTTCTACTATGACAATTGCTATGTTAATGGTGTGTTGATGTTTCCACAAGACAATGCATTTCCAACTATTGATTGGTCAGATGCTGATACATACTTAGGTTCGTTTAATATTGACTTACTTGAGAAAGAGAATAAGGTAGTTAAGGTGCAATGTACTGACTCAGATGCTGACTGCCTACCATCCATATTAGATAATCAAGATGAGCCATTTATATTGACTCAAGACCTTAATCGAATTACAACTCAAGATTCAATTAATTTGTATCAAGAAAATTAATTATATTTGTTCATCTTTTTGCAACCCGTAGGTTTAACAGAAGCGACCTTTAAGAGCGACTGAAACAACTTAAATCTATACACAATGGGCTGCGCCTCATATTGCGAATCAGGACTTGAAATACACGACTTAGTCGTATGTGGAGAGTATAAACTTGGCGGAGTATCCGCTATCATCATTGGTTCTTGTGCATCTGTATTAGCTGACCCTACTGATGCTGCTGAAATTACGGCAGCATTAGATGCTGGTACTGCGGTAATGGTTGAAGATATACGTTTTGCGCTACCCGCTGGTTCACCTATTCAGGTGGATTCACCAGTTGGATGTGGTACACAAATCCGTATCAACGAAGACCGAACTGCTACTTTATACGATGCTAACGTGACTGACCAAAACAATGTATTCTATAACTCTTTGAATCAGCAGAAGGTTGGTTGGATTATGGCATACTTATGTGATTCGGGTAAAGTAATTTACATTGACCCACCAGTAGGTATCACGACATCTGCTAACTTCATTATCCCTGAACAGAACAACGAATTGCAGAGATATGAAGTAACATTCTCTTGGAGACAGAAGTCAATTCCAACTCAATTCGCTGCACCAGCAGGAATCTTTTAATGAGTCAGGAACTAACATCTAACGATATTACCACATCTTCTTCGGAGGGTGTGGTACTATTTGCATTTGGTAAACAAGGCTATTACCAAGCAGCATATAACTTAGCCTATTCAATAAGACATTACTCGCCTAATATTAATATTGCACTCTTTGTTGATGACATTAAGAAGTGCTACAATGCAACTGGTGATATTGACAAGTATGTCGATTCAATAAATCAAATAGAACATTCCGACCTTTACGTTGATGGTAAATTTGACCCAGCTATGTTAAAGGTGTCTTTATATAAGTATTTGCCTTTTAAAAATAATCTATATCTTGATGTTGATGCTATATGTCTTAAAGACATTCAACCACTCATTGACGATTTAGTTAGTACCAAGAGGCATTACATCAGTCATTGTGTGGGATATCATACTATTGGTTTAGGTCGTGATATCCCATCAATGCAATGGGGTTGGGCAGATGACATATGGTCTCATTTTAAATTAGATAATGATGCCATCTTACCAGCCATCAATAGCAGTCTTCAATTCATTAAGAAGTGCAAAGAGTCCAAAGATTTATTTGGTGTTCTTAGAATTCTTTATACGACTAATCAACTGCCTACTAATAGACTTAGAATGAAGTGGGGCAATGGTCAACCCGATGAACTATATATGAATGTTGCATTGGCAATGACTCAATATGACCCATCATATAAGAATGATGGTATAGTAGGTGAGGGTAAATCTGAAACTGGATTCATTCATTTTGCCTCAGTTCGTGGTTTATCATTTCAAGAGGTAACTGATAATTATTACTTTCAATCATACTATGGTGGTCGTAACTTTACATCAAGATTTTATACTGAGTGGCTTGATAGATTAATGAGGGTAATAATGAAAAAAAATAATAAGATACACGAGTTTCATATTGATAATATCATATCTCAGAAATACGTTAACAAATGAAAGATACATCTACCAAAAAACCTAAAGGCAGACCTAAGAAGGTCGTTACTGAAATTGAAATAACACCATCTGTCATTGTCACTACTGAAACATTTACAGAGATAGCAAGACACGATTGGAACTCTGAAGATGAGGTAGGTCAGTTCTTAGCATCACTTGTTAAGATGTCTAAGTACAAGACAATTCTTGAAGTTGGAGTATTTGAAGGTGAGACTGCACAACATCTCATCAAGGCACTACCACAAGGAGGTCAATATGTTGGTATAGATATAAATGATTATCGTACACCAGCAACTAAGTTATATATGGCAGAGGGTGGTAAGTCAATTGACTTTATCTTGGGAAATTCTCACAATGAATTAAAAAAACTACCATCTAATCACTTTGATTTAATCTTTGTTGATGGTGACCATTCGTGGGCATCTATCTTACCTGAGTTTAAGTTAGTTGAAAAGTTAGTTAGTCGTGGTGGTGTAATCGTTTATCACGATACTATCCATTTAGAAGACCCTAAGAAACTTGTTGAGTATGCTGCATACTACAAGTACAAGACAACAACATTAAATACACCTGAAGGTCGTGGTTTATCCATCCTACATAAATAACAATCATATGAAAACTACATTCTGTCGTTCTAAATCTTGTGGCTCACACATCATTAACTCAACAACATCAACTAAAGTAGTAGCATAATGGCACTCTCAATTGAGGAAGTAAATAAGATAGTCAATAGGTTTGCCAAAAAACATAAGGCATTCGACAATGACAAGTCAAGGTCAATGGTCAATCCTATATCAAAACGTAGGGTAGGAATGTATCAATATCCCGAATATTGGGATGGGTACAATTTCTCTGCAATGATGTATGATTCTATCCTTCCTCACGCAAGAGCAGATGTCTATCCTGAGCATCTTTTATCTGTTAGAAGTCCTAACCAAACAGAAGCACAATATGAGTACATTAAGGCTAACTACAAGGCTACTACTCTTAATGTATTTGAGGATTTTAAAGCTACAATATCTCGTGCATTTGCTGACCAAAACTGGAGCATAAATGTAAAACCCGAAACTGATGAACGATTTGGTGAAGATACATTTAGCAGATTCATAAATGAAGAGATTGATAAGTTTGGTAGTGTCGAGGCATTCGTCAAGTCAATGCTACCTACTCTCAAATTGATTGACCCTAATGGCATCATTGCCATCGAACCTGAAGAGTTTGATGTAGAAGCACCAATGATGGATGGTGAACAAGTATTGATGAGTAACAATCTTATTAAGCCAATGCCATCATACTATAATTGTAAGAGAATTGTAGGTCAAGAATATGGTGAATACTACTTAGTGATATGTGATGATAACTCAGATGTCAAGGTAGGAAGTAAGGTAGAAGAGAGTGGTATTATCTTAGAACTATATGATGATACATTTATCTATCGTATCGAACAAGTAGGTAAGAAATCAGACTATACATTTGGTGAACCAATTATATATTTCCAACACGACTTAGGTTATGT